CTGACTTCCTGCTATACCAAAACTATCTTTGTCTTCTTGTGTCAGAGGCTGCCCTGCTTTAGGAGACAACGTGCCTATCGCTTTCAATATGTCAGCCTTCTGTCCAGATAATGCTGTCTTTTCAGCTTGCGCTGCTTGAAGAGCCGAGAGCCGTGCTGCTTGCTCTCCCTTTCTCAATTCAGCCACTCTGGCGCCTATCTGACCGGGCAACGCGCTCGTCGCTTGAGCCAGACGTGCAGCCGCAGAGCCTCGCAGTGCTTGGCCCTGAGGTCCGACGTTACCGGCAAAGCCCAAAGCCGCCTGACCGATGTCGAACAGCATCTGTGCGCGGATCGCGTCTTTATCTCCTGTACCCAAGATATCTTGATAGGTAGGAGTCAATTCCGTAGTACGTGCCATCAAATCAATAGGCGGTGCTTCCAAAAGAGCCATCTGCTGATCTCTAGCGGCCTGAATTAAAGCGGGATCAATGTTTGTTAACGAGGCACCAGTTGCAGCGGTAACAGCCTCGTCAGTGCTACCCTCTTTAAAATGTTGAACAATGCCGCCCTCAGCCATACCCATGGGTAAAGAGCCAACGCCGCCCGGCTCAACCGGGGGCGCTGGAAGTCCAGCTGCAGCCATATCCATTGGAGGTGGAGGCATAGCAGCGGCTGGAGCCATCGTTCCAAAGGGGAGTGACGACGATGGTGTTAGTGCTTCGATCCCTTGCTGTGCCAGCACTGGCTGGAGCAGAGCAAGAACATCATCAGGCGTTTCTACTGCTGCGCTCATGCCCACCAGATCAGCCAGCTCTTCACGTCTGGCATCGACCGAGCGGTAATCACCGCGCAGGTTATTCATTAAGACTTCTGGCGAGTCAGGGCGACGGTCCATCAGCTCGGACATGTCTTGATCGCCGTTGCCCGACATCTCAGACTCGGCGATCTCCTCCATCAGCTCTTCAATGTCATCCATGAAGCCCTGCATGATGCCGACGTTCTCGACCTCATCATCTTTTACTTTTTTCTTCGCCATTTTGTCCACCTAAAAAAGTCCGGCCTGCTTTGCGCCTGCTGCGGTTGCCAGCGTGCCTACGCCCAAACCTACTGCGGTTTGCAACGGGCTGGCAGTTGGTGCGGTCTGCGAGGTCAAAGCCATAGAAGTCGTTGGAGCGCCGCGATAAATATCGGACACAAAGCCCAGCTGCTGATAGGGCGCCATAGCCTCCTGCGTCTGGGTTTGTCGAATAGCGTCAATCTGCGCCTGCTCAATCTGTCGCTCAAGACCGCCGAGACCCGCCAGTAGTCCTGTGTCAGCAGCACCGAGCTGCTGTGTCGCTTGGCCCAAGGCGCCATATTGTGTACCCAAGGCACCCATTTGACCGCCGAGACTGCCAAGGGCCTGTGCTTTAGAGATATCCACACCGGCTTGCTGTGCGGTGAGGCCGCCGATGCCCTGCCCGAGGTTCGCGAACTGCATGCCCGCTTGGCCCAGTGCTTGCCCTCCGGCGAGCTGACGCTGTTGTTGAGACTCAAAGCCTGCCTGAGCCGCTTGCTGCGCCTGTAGGTAGTTTTGCGCGTAATCCTGCATGATACGCTGTTGCATCAAATCCTGAATGCCACGCTCCGTCTCGGCCCTCTGAACGCCCTCTCGAGTGCCACCAAAAGCACCGGATGCCACGGCCTGTGCCGCTGCACCCTGCTCTGCAATGTCAGCCTGACGACGCATCTCCTGTAGGGCGTTCTGGGTGACCTGCTCTTGGTAGGGGTTCATGAAAGCAGCTGCACTGGTTGGGTCATACGCTTGGGCAGAACCCAAGATACCGCCGATACCTTGCCCTATTACAGGCACGGCCCGAGCTGTTACGTCCTGTGCGGCTTGGAACTGGGGAGCGGTTTCTACCGCTCCGGCTGCCAGTGCGCCGCGCTGCGTCAGGTCCATACCCTGAGTCAGGCCCTGAGAGCCTGCTTGGATGTAAGGCTCAAACGCCCCTATGCCCTGCTTGGCAAAATCAATTGCCTGCAGCTCAGTGCCGGATAGGCCCGCAGCTTCAGTGGCAGGCAGAAACATCGGCTGATTATAGAGACGCTGCGCTTCTTGTATAAGACCAAGCTTATACGCCTCGATCTCGGGCGCCTCACGCACATATTGCGTGGATATAGTTTGATCAACCATTAGCTCGATTCTCCAATTTCTTCATCATGGCGTACATACGCTTGGCGCCTTGGCGCCGTGATCCGTCGCCCATGCCACGTACAGCGCGGGCCGTGAACACAAACTCACCGTCTGACAGCATCGCTGGGATGTCGTCCGAGGTGCCTGTGCCGGGACCGTTAATCGCCCCGTTTTTGCGTGGAAACTCTGTCCGGTCCATACTGCCACCCTTTGCAGCGCCCACAGGACGTGGCGCGTAGGTCTGATATGGGCTGGTTGTGGACATTGGCTGAACGCCGCCGAACCGCAGGCCATATAGCTCAGGATACTGCCGTAACAAATCCATGCCCGGCGTGCCCATGATGCCTTCAAAGCCTTCAGGTATTTGCGGCTCTTCTTGCTTAAAGCCACCTGTAAGGCCCATGACGCCTAAGCCAGTGGCGGCGAGAGGGCCGTACTTGGTCAGAGGACCTATTTTAGACGTGGCTGCAATCGCCGCATTTTGAGCTTTAGCAGCCTCCGAAACAGCAGTGGCAAAGCCCGGAGTGCCTTCAGTAATACCTGCGTCTGCAAAGGTAGCTAAAGTATCTTCCAATGCTTGTTTGCCCGCTGCCTGTGCTTTTACGTTTGCAGCCTCTTGGATACGTCCCGGCAGAATCTTGTCTAGCCCGCGCTGAAGCAGGTTTTGGCTTTGCCCCAGATTATCAACACCTAACTGGGCCACGTTTGGACCGGGAACACCTACCGACTCAACTATAGGAACGCTTGTGGCGCCTGTAGTAACAGAAGGAGCGGTAGCTGCTCCTCGACCTGCTTCGTAAAACCTGAAAGCATCTGGAGGAGTAACGGCCTCTGTGGCCAAGGTCTCTATGCCTCCGGCGGCTATTTCAGGTTGAGGCATTGTAATGTCGGTTCGCACTATGCCCGCACTTGTGTCTCCAGTAGCGGGCATACCTGCTGCCACTTCCTGCACGTCAGTTACGGTCTCAGCAGCTGCCTGTGTAGGATCAGGCAATGCCGCCTCTTGGCCGCCACCAGTAAAGAAGTCTTTAGCCTTCTGTACCTGACCAGCGATAGTGGTTGGCCCAGTGTAGCTACCTGCTTGGAACGCTTCAGCACCACCAAAGACACCAGCGCCAGCACCACCGACGAGACCGCCTATGGCGCCCGCCTTCAGCGATTCTTTCAGGTCTCCACCAGCAAGGGCCGTGGACCCTGCACTGCCGACAAAGCCTGCTACTGCGGCAACACCGGCTGTAGAAGTAACGCCTATGGCAGCGGCTGCAGCTGGCCCGAGGAAGAAAGCCAAGGCCAAAGTGGTCACAATACGACCGACCTTGGACCGCACAAACTTCTTGGCGGCTCGAGCTATCTTAGACAGGCCCTTCTTGATGCCTTTGAAAAGCCCCTTGAGAAAGAACTCAGGCAGGCCAGTGTTGGGATTGATCGTGCCGCTACCGCCCATCTGGCGCAGGATTCGCGCTTCACGGGGCGAGATGTGGGCGAGCATGGTGTCGCCGTAACGTCCCTGTTGCGCCATGGCAGCCGCCATAGGCTTCAAAGTAGCTAGGCCGCCTTGAGCAAAACCTTGAGGAGGCAACTGGCTGCCCCCAGTGGCGCGAATCTCGTCTACTGCAAGATTCAGAGCGCCGAAAAACTCAGGGTCAAAGGTAGGAGGAAGCATCTCCTCAGGAATATCTTGAGCCAAATACTTGGCACGAATTTCTGGATATCGATCAGGAGACGCCAGAACCTCGTCTACCATCTGATTCAAGACATCCAACGCCTCTGGGGGCAGCTCCAGACCACGCAGCTCGGCCTTGAACTCGGCCACAGCCAGCGGGTCGGCTTCTGCTGCCGTGCTTAGAAGGTCTTCTGAAAACTCAGACGGAGGGATTTCCTGCCGCATTTGTTCAAATACAGCAAGGTTCTCTGGAGTCATTGTTTCTGCAGGCCCAGCAGGGGCCTGTGTGGCGGCTTGGGGAGGGAGTCCCGCCATTCCCGGCATCGCTTCAGCCATGTCCTATCCTTTATGTTTTAGGTAGCCTCATAGGGCTGCACGCCGGGAAGACGTGTAAGTACTGCAATTATCAAGAAATTATTAGTTTCTGTCCACCTCAAGGTACGACAGATAAAAGTGTACTGTAGCGGCTGTAGAGGTAACCTTTAACACATCCCCAGCCTCGAGAACACACGGCACACCGTTAAATACGTCGGTAGTGGCGTTTGCTGCTAAGTTTTTACTCTTCAGCAGGTAATTAGTTGTCGCCAGCGCATCTGAGTTGTACTGCGTCACAGAGACGTTTGTGGCGCCTGTGCTGGCATTAGTGACCCGTAGGGACCGTAAAACCGCCGTCGTGGCCGCTGGGACGGTGTATATCGTCGTCTCAGTCGCCGCATTCGGAATAAGGTCCTGATGTAGGTAACGATTGCTCATGTCATGTCAGATCGTAGAACTCAAAAGTGCCGATGATGTCGTTAGTGCCAGCAAATACGCGGGCTGCAAGGGTCAGTGTATCGCTAGTTCCGGCGACTGTCCTGCCCAGCTGCAGATCAAAGTTATAATCAAAAGTCAGGCCAATGCCTGAGGCACTTTGATTAGTGCCGCTCAGATACTGCACATTCAGGATTTCACCACCAGAAAGAGCCGTGGCGCTTGTGTCATAGTCCACGTTGGCAAAGTCGGTGGTGTTGTAAGACGCCCCAGTCAACGTGGCATTGCGTATCAGGGCGATCTCATAGTCATCTGGGTTAGTGCCACTAGGCAGCACAGGCAATCCTGCGGGTAGAATCACCGCGTCAAGACGGTCTGAAGCCAATCGTATGGTAACCAGAGGCTCAAAACTCGTGCCGACACTGGTGTCAGTGGTCATTCGGGCACAGCCCTTTGCAACTCTTGACTGATAGCCGCCCTCGGATACGACCGAAGAGCATACCTGCTTCAGCTGTGAGCTAGAGACCACGGTGTCAGTGTTGGTGATCTCGTATCGAATAGGCAGGATAGCCGTGGTCATGTAAACGCTGGCATTGACGTTAGCGTTATGAAACGTATGCGCCACGATAAGCTGGCCATTGATCACGAAGCCACAGCGCACTGAACCAACGCCAAGCCACTCAAAATCCTGCCACAGTATCTGTGATTTGGTCAGGTCCAGCGTAATCTCGCTGGCGCCATTACCGTCAAAGGTATCACCGTTCCAGCTGGACTGGGCCACTCTCGTGTCTACCGCAGAGCCAGAGGTATAGGTCCGCATCACCAGATAAACTGTATCGTCGTCCTGCTCAAGAAATACACCGTTTTCGCTAGAAAAATAGCCTATTCGCTGCCTGAGATTGGTCTTGGCCGCATCAAACACAAAGGTGTTCATTACCAGCAGGCTTTTACCGGGCTGATATGGGAAAACGCGCTTGGTCTGACGGATTACTTCGTCACCGGAGGCGGTGCCGACATCAAGCTCCGTGGTGCTTGCATTAGCGTCATAGGTTGTTGAGCCGCCACCACTGGTGGACGTGTCAAAGTTACCCGAGTCCTGATAACGGCTCTGGCTGTCGAATAGCGTAAAAGGAGAGCTTACTCTGGCACGGCCAAAAGCATCAGCGGCGGGACCGGAAGGGTATACTGGGGTTGGTCCTGTCACGTCTTCCTCTCCTCCTCTGCTCTCGAACCAAGAGATTGCCGCCAGTGAGTTCTCGCTCGTAATTGGCGTGTAAGTGTTGTTGAGCTGAAACACAATCTGTTCCAGCGATCTGACCAGCTGGTTGAACTGCTCAGGATTGTATTCGCCTGTGGCCGCGTTGGGCAGACGAACATTGGTAATTTTGCTCATCTGAGGCCATCCGGCTGGATATCCACGCGCAGCGTGCCGTAACGCCAGTCGGTGTTAAGCTCGTCGCTGGTAATTTTAAGCGATATCTGCCGTCCCCGCGCCCGCGTGTCCACTTTCTGTGTCGTCGGCGAAATAGTATAAGGGTCCAGCGAGCTGTTTGTTTCGGTGGCCTGAGGATAGGACCGCAAGAACAGGTTTACCGCCAAATCTCCCTGCTGGTCCTTGAAATCCGGTATAAACTTCCGCATCAGCATCATGTTATCACCGTCGCCTATGTCAAAGTAGCCTGACGTGATAAACGCGGACAAAGGCTGGCCATCGGCGTTTATGCCTTTCTCATGCTGATAAACCTGAGAGCGACCTGCCGTCAGCCCGTAGATAGTGGTAATCGTGTTTTCTGTGCCATTTGGGTCGTAGTCAGTACCAAAAGGCTGGTCAAAGGCACCGTAGTCGCGCCATGCGGTTCGAGATAGCGTGCCAATGGCCCACGTGTTTTCGACATAGTTGTAGGTCACGCAGCGATCAATATAGTCACTTTCCTTACTGCAATAAAACCATGTCACCTCGTTGAATTGGCTGTTCAGACCGGCATATATCTTGTTCTTTTGGACAAGGTTAATGTCCTCATACACGTAGTCCTGCACGGTAGACGGCAACTTCTTGACCGTACCGTCGAACACGTAGAAAGCCTCAATACCCATCCAGAAAGCCACGCCGTTCACGTCAATCGCAGCATGTGGCCCAGAGCAGCCACAGTTAGCGCCCAGCTGATTGAAGCCAAAAGTGTAGGGAGGTCCGATAAACTGCATGCCGTGCAGTGACGTGTCAGTGATTATCAGTATCTGACCACGCGATCTAATGGCCGTCACGATCTCATTACCGTCAGTAAGACGCTGGCCGCCAGCGGTGTTGGTCGCACTTTCAACAAAGGTGTTGATGTCTTCTTGGTCTGAGAATCGGACAAACATAGGGTCCTGAGTCGAAGAGTCACCTATGGTGGTCTCAGTGCCAAACAACACCAGATGCCTGTCTGGTGTAGATACCAAGGCAAATTTGCTTTTTGTCGGGGCGTTGGTGACTTGAAAAGCGCGGCTGCTGACGCCTGCACTTAAATCCCAGCGGAAGGTCTTTCCATCCTGCAGCTGACAGATAACATCTTCACCGAAGTTATCAAACTGCCACACTCGTGCAGAGAGACTGATTCCTGTGACGCCTGATCTAGGCGTGCCCCACGTAGAAGCGCCCCAAGTACCAGTGCCCCAGCCAAAGTCGAAAAAGCTGATGTCAGAGCCGGTATTGATCTGATACTCACCCACAACAGAAGCACCGCCATTACCTGTATCTGACCCATCCGCATTGACTGGGGCAGTAATAGTATAAGTGTCTGCGGTCAAGATTTCAGTAATCTCATACTCGCTGTTCAGGGTATCAGCAGTGATCTGGCCACCAAGAGATACTGCACCGGAGAAAGTGACAAAATCGCCCTCAAAAGCACCGTGAGAGGCGTCGGTGACCGTAATGATCGCAGAGCCTGCAGATGCTGAGAAAGTAACGTCCCCGGCTGCAGTGGTTACTCGGATAGGTGTCACGTCATACCATGCACCACCTGTGTTGATGTAAAGCTTCTTGTGCGTGCCAACCATGACATACGGAATGCCAGTCAAGCTGGTCCAAGTGAATATGTCAGAAGGGCGGCCTACAAGGTAGTTTGATGTGGTGTCAGTAAACTCTTCCCAGCCGCCTATTTTTTCAGGCAACCCATAACGGAAGCGCACGTTGTCGCAATCGGTCCAGCCGCCTTCGGCACCGTATTCAGTGTTCTGCTTGTCGATACCGGCCGCCAACGCCAATCTGAAATAAGCCATCGCATCATTCCACGTATTCGCCGGTTGCAATCATGTCTGTAAGCTCTAAAGCCCGACCACCGACCTGTTTTGCCCAGCGAGAATCTAAAAACTCAGTTGCAGCAGTTGCATAATCGGCCACTTCCATAGCGGCCAGTGCCTTTCTAAATCCTCTCAGGCGCGTAGCTCCAAGGTTAAAGGCAATATCGATCATAGCATCTTTTCGGACATCATCTAAGTCGTTAAACCACAGGTATTCTGCAGCTAACTCCTTGATTACGCGGGCTATATCGTTCTCTAGCAGGAAATTAACTTCCTCGTCAGACAGCCCAATGCCATTTTCTGGGTCAATATTACGCCCAATGCCCAGCGTCCAGTACCCCTCAGGGCATTTGTAGGCCACATGACGGCCATTGGTGACCACTTCGCCCTCGTGGCGCTTGAGCATTGCAACCAGCTTTTCCATATTACTTCTTGCCATTAGACCCGCCGAAGAAGAACGCGCTAATACCAGAAACAAGGCCCCCGAGGTATCCCAACACGAGGTTCACCACCCCGTCATCATTGGCGTCAGGCGGCTGTATAGTGACCATAAAGATATAAGCAAGAAAGCCCAGCAGGCTAATTACGGCAAATATCTTCGGTGTCGGGTCATCCCCAAACACGCGCCTAGCGTCCTTCCGGTCTTCGACCTCAGTCTTAAACGACTCAAGGTCAATCTCAAGCTCTCGAATCCGATCTTTGAAGTCAGTATCTGCCTGCTTTACAAGCACCGCCTTCTCTGGCTGCGTTTCCAGTATCTTCTCGATCTTCTCAACCCCAGCATCTGGGACGCCGATCTTACTGGCAACCATCTTGATTGCCATACCGGCCATAGGCCCACCAGCAGCAGAAGCTACCGTGGGAGCAAGGGATTTGAGCAGAGAGCCTAGTTTCATTTGAATAGCAGCATCAGTTGGATGATTAACCTAAGATCAACTATCGCTTTTGTCTACGCCGTCGGCGTTTTCCTCCGCAACGATCTCATCAATCGTGTCACAGACATCAGGCACCACTACACCTGCTGTAGCAGACAGAGCAGAACGACCTACAGCCCGAATGCCCTTGTAGAACTGTGAGCAGTAGATTTCTTGGTTGTCGATTACACCCTGTACAGATGTGCAGCTAGACAACGTGAAAACAGCTAAAAAGCTAATCTTTAATAAACATTTCATTCGCTATATCCTCCAGTTCTTTGCGAGCTAGTTTTTTGTCCCTAGCAATTTGCACCACTTTCTTGGACTGTGTTTCTTGCTCATCCAGAAACTCTTTTAGCCTATCCTTGTAGCCGTCCATCATGTGGTCAGCTATCCGATCTTTCAGATCCCCTCTATCAGCAACTCTAGTGTCTTTGCTGGGATTTATGTAGTCAGGGCCGGTATTGCTGAAGTACAGCATAGTCTGCGAGCTTGAGGGGCCGTAGCAAAAGCGTGGGATTCTAGCCACCATATCGCTGCCCTGCACACAGGAGATTTGATTATCAAGAGTCATTGGCTTCTTGAAGCCCTTGAAAAACACGTTCGGCTTACCGAAGGTAATTAAGTTTATATTGTCGTGCTTACCATTCAACATAGAGGCAGATAGCTCTGCCAACGCACCACCAAGACTATGGCCGCAGATTAGGGTGCGTTTCTTGGGGTCAATGTGTTTCTTAACTTCTTTCCAGACTGACCTGTGGGCCATTGCAAATCCACCGTGGCACAGTCTACCCGCGTATGGCACGGGTACTACAAAAGCATCTGTTAACCAATCCCTGCCCTGCTGTGTACCCCTGAAGGCTATTATGTCTATGGACTTACGCTTGGCTATATATACTGTAGTAGATGTCCACTTACTTTCGATTTTAATAGCGTCTTTGTTCTTGTCATTGTAAGCCTTCATAGCCCAGCTACAGGCCATATTAAGCAGTACGGGATCAAGTTTCATTT